GAACACTTTATTTCTGAAATAATTTTTTTACTTTTAACTTCAACAACAGGCGGTTCTGAGTATACTCCAACTTGCAACATATTAAGCAACACCAAAAATCATTCTAATTTCTAATCCTAAAGTATTTGTTGCAACCGCATCTACATCTACCCTAATAACATCTGCTGTTGTTACTGTATTATTTGCTCCAACAACATGAGGTGTTGCGGCAGTAGAAGAATCTTTTTCATTTAAATCTATTGTTATAGGGGTAGATAACATATCTACTGCATCTGTAAGATTATGCAACTGAACGTTAGTTATAGAGCCTCCAGTACCTACTGTATAAACATGTGCTTCAGCAGATTGAAGTTTTTTATTATTTAACGAAGAAGGAATAGTTATATGTGCAATCCCATTTCCTGTTACAGGAGCAATGCTATCGTTTACGCATTTAACTATTAAAGTTCTTTCAACAAAAGCAGTTATATTGTCAGGTAAAATTGATTTTGGTTCTGTAGTAGAGTTGTCATAAAAAAGAATTTTATCTGCTGAAGAATCTAATGAAGTTGCAACTTCTAGATTAGGTATATTTTCTTGTTTATTTACGTCTAAACTTTGTAAATTAGAATCCATCTCATTGTATGAAAGAGGGCTTCCTTTTGTTTGTCTTAATGTTAATGTAGTAGCCATTAAAATTCTATCCTGTATGTAGCGGCTATTTTATCTTCAGAGTATCTCAAACTATAACCGCCTGAGTTTAATCCTAACTCATAACCGTTGTCATCAACGTGTAGTTTTAGTTTCGGCGTTTCTTTTAACATTGCGAAGAGGGTGGCAACTACGATCCCAGAAACGACTATTTCCTTTTCGTGGCTTTGATGCCACTTCTTTCTTTTTTGACCCCACTCTAGGGTCTGGCAAGACGTGGTTCCTCTTCCGTTTCCTGTTCCGACAACTCCGGGATAGGAGCAAGCAATGTCTCCAAACGCTCTCGCTCTTTCTGACGTTCCTTGGAGGTCATACTCAGATACGACAACCGGTTTTCCAAACCTAAGAGCGTTCTCAATTTGTTGTCGGAACTGTTCCTCATTAAGATTAAATCCTGTCTGAAGGTATATTATGTCAGCATCTTTAATGTATTCAGCATTAACACCTGGCTTTAGATGTACTCCTATCGGCCTGCTTGTTTTCTTTCTAAGTTCTACTATTAGTGTAGATACTTGTGCAGGGCTATAATATTCGTCACACTCAAGACAAACAACATAGTGGCTAACAACATCATCAACCGCAGAAACAACTTGATTTTGGTAATCAATCTGGTTATCTAGCCCTCTTGCATATACATCTGGACTATCATCGCTTACCATCCATACTACCGGAGCAATACCATTAGAGCGCAAAATGCTAATTCGCTTACGCCAACTATCTCTATCAACACCGTTAACTCTACCAAAGTCTTTTGCTGTGCTTCTAGCCATAATGTCAGCGTGGGTATCCCCACTGATCATGTCTAAAACACGATTTCTCCAATTATCATCTAAATCATTTGACAGCCAAGACAACGTAGAATATGGAGATATGTATCTACCTTCTGGTTTTCCAATTAGAAAAGTAGATTTAAAATCTGCTTTCCCTACTGAAACATACATAATGCAAAACAAAATAACTATGTATATAAGTACAATTCCAAAAGACTTAATGCAGTCTTTCATGTACTCTTTCATCGTATGTATGGATTATTATGTTTAGGCTCTCTACCTTTCATTTTTACAGGGCCTGGTAAAAACCATCCAAGCACCATTGGAATTACCACCACAAGAATAAGAAGCCAACCGCCCATCTCTGTTATAGAGCCGAGCAAACTCCAAAAGTTATCAGGAGCGCAAGAGCCATTATCCATAGTAGTGCCTGACGAGCTCATTGCTGCTGTCGCCACATCTGTCACAAACGCAGCTCCCATGCTCCCCACTATCGGCGCAACTGCACCCCCGCTCAATACAGTCCCGGCAGTCGCACCCACTGCTGCTCCTGTCGCTACTACTCCAGCTTTTTTTATCGTTCCGCATCCAACAACCCCTAGAATTATCCCCAGATAGCAGAGACTACGATAAGCCCTGCTGCTCCAATTAAAATCCACATCTTTGTCTTTCCTGGTAGTGCTTTCCATTTTTCTTTCATCCTTATCTCCTAAAAACTTTAAAGTTGTTACACTTCTGGAAGAGCGATGCTATTACCACATCCGCATCTTGCTGTACCTTCACCTGGGTTAACCACAAACGTCTTAGAAAATCCTGTATCCTCGTAGTCAAGGCTACCGCCTTGTAAGTATGTCTGCGACATCTGATCTGCGAATTTGGTAGTGTTGCCAATGCTCAGTTCTGTGATACCTGTCGAGATCGCTTTCTCCAAAGTCACAATAAGACCATTGCATCCACCACCTTTTAAGCCTATTTCTAAAACCTCTCCATCCTCTAGCAAGTGGTTTAGTTGATCCTGCGCTTTTTGAGTTATGACCAATGTCGTTCATTATCCTCCCAATCTGGATTGTATATGATTAATTAAATTAGTAGTTGTCTTAGTTAAAACGCATGGAACAAGAGCATGAGCGAAAGCGCACACACTCCCAACCAACAGACAGCCAGCAAAGTACATTGCTTTTCGTAGGTGTTGCATATACGTTTCATTGTTTTCCTTTAAGTGTTTCATTTCCGTTTCCTTCCGCCAGCAGTGGTAGACCACTTAACTTTTTTTGGTCCTGTTTTCTTTTTTGCCTCTGACTTTGATATGCTTTTAGCTACTTTTTTTGGCCTGCATGCTGGATATGGTCGTTTTGATTTTCCTTTTGCAGACTTTCTT